ATGTTTGTAGAGCTGGTTTATGACAAGCGTAATGTTGAGGGGCTCGAAGGGGCCAGAGAGATCATTCTGGCCGAGCTGACGAAGCGGGTGCACCAGATTTTTCCTGATGCCGAAGTGAAGGTGAAGCCGATGCAGGCAAACGGCCTGAATAGCGATGCCAGCAAAAGCGATCGGGAAAAGTTGAATCGCATGCTGGAGGAAATGTTTGAAGAGTCCGATATGTGGTTGGTTTCTGAGTTCCCGACCGTTCGACAGGTTGGACTTTAAGTACCTATCTGGTGATATTCGTGATGATTACGCGGGTATGAATACTGAAAAACTAGCCGTAGCCCGATCCTGAACTTGATGGGATGCGGCTGTTTATTTCCTTAGTCTGGAAGTGTCGGCCAGCCTGGTTTTGCAGCGCGCAGATCGACACGGCTAAGCAGCACACGATAACGCTTCCAGGCCAGCAACCTGGCTTTTTCATCATCACTGGCCAGATCAACATCTACCGCTTCCTGCAGCGATTCGATAATGGCATCCGCTTTTGTTCTCTGTTCTTGTTGAGTGTAGAGGTTGTCCAGATAAGGGATAATCGGGCGTGCCCCTTCTACAAGGGTTTCACCCTCTCCCAGGCTGTCAGGCCCACTCACCGCTCGGTAACTTGTTTCTGTTACAGCCCAGTATTCTTTATCTGGCATAGGTATAGCCTCCAATATCGAGAAATAGTCCACCACCAGACACGGCGGACAGGTATTGATAAAAAATGTTAGGGTAAGAACGGAAAGGGATCTCCGCTGTAAACTTTCCGTTAATCGGGATGTTGATCATATCCCCTGAAGCTTCATTAGTGCTGCCGATGGCAGCCACGCCTGCGGTAGCACCGTTGTTGGCAGAAAGTAAGCAGGTAAGCGATGTAACTGGATTAAGTGAGCTGACGTCTACAGCCGTTCGCGGTGTCGCTGTCCCTCCGGCTAATACGCGGTTGACGGAGTACCATGACCCCTGAAGAAATGCCCTTCCATCAAACGTGTTAACCCCGCGCACGCCGTTAGATGCATCAACACGGAAACTACCGAGATAACGGCGTGAAGTATCACCTGTCTTTGTATGCGCCGGATAAGCATATGGTGTTGGCACTGCGGTTGAGATTTCAATCGCAGGCGTTCCATTGTTTGAATACAGGTAAACGTGATACCAGGTTGACGCTGTGGTCGCTCCGATATTTGCCATAACTGGCGCCGATACTTCCAGGGGAGCGCCTGTGGAGGGGATCACAGCTGCGCCAGCAGAAACCGTTACTGTCGTTGCCGACACGGTCAGATCTAACCCACGGATAAAGCGCTTATTGATCGAATCAGTTACACGAGTGTTTACCTGCTCAATTCTTGCCGCCAGTGTTGCGGCATCCATGCTGCCGGGGTTATTGATGCGGCCAAAGAGTTGCCCCCAGATAACACCAACGGCACGCGCTGCCAGAATATCGCTGGCGGTGTCTTTATAGACATCACTTGCCCTGGAAAGGTCAATACTCACCTGTGACGCGGTAGTAGTTGAAGCGCTTCCCGCCTGAGCGCTGTTTGGATAGGTATTCGTGGGCGCGAATACGCCGCTGGTTGACGCTGTATTAGCAAAAACACCCGTTCCGGACGCGCCGATCGTGCCTTTAGCGTTTGGCGCTTCCCCATGGAAAATGCCTGCCTGAGCTGTTGTCCCACCGGTTAATGCCACCTGCGCAATCGAGCCCGCCTGCACACCATTGTAATCAGGGCAGCGGAAGTGGTCCGCATCAACCTCTGCGAATGCCTGACGCAGCTTAGGGTCTGCCAGCCATTGAGCGTTAGTGACCACAGGTAGTGATCCTGAGGTCATTGCAGCCTTAACACTGGTGTAGGTAGCATAAGGCAATATCTGCCCGTCATACGCAACGCCGCCAGTAGGGATTGTTGCGCGCGTTGGCGAATACATTGGCAGACCGAGCGGGATAGTGGCCACGCCGTTTATGGCAGCAAGTGCAGCTTCAACATCACCGATAGCAATACGATCTGCTTCTGCTTCCTGAGCGGATTGGGCCGCATCAGTCTTTGACTGTGCTGCGCTCGCCTCCGACTGAGCCGCGGCATCAGCTTTCTGCGTTGCTGTGGTTGCTGCGCTTTCGGAGGCGGTTTTATTCTGCGCAACCTCTGTCTTATCCAAAGCTACCTGTTGCGCGTCCACATGAATCTGAGCAGCCAGGATTTGCAGAGCATCCACATCAATGCTGTTAAGTAACTCGACAATCTTCAGCCATGACGGGCCAGAGAACGTTGAACCGTCAGGGAGCCTGACAGTGATGTTACCATCGTCACTGAAGATAGCCTGCCAGTTCTGCTTGTCATAGTTCAGACCACGTAATGCTTCCGTTGTCTGTGCTACCAGCTCTGCCGTTAACTGGTTTTGCGTGGCGCGGGGAATGGCATTCCATGCAGCACCTGACTGCGTCGGACCGGGAAAGGCGCGAATGAGCGTTAATGATGCCGGGCTTTCAACTGATTTTACCGGGAGCGTATAAGTGATACCGCCCACAGTGGAGACAATAAAATCACCTGCGGCGAGTTCTGTTGCGAATGAGGTTCCGGAACCGCCAACAATAGCGGACCCGTGTGACAGGGTGATAGTTCCTGCAGACATATGCGCTCCTTTCGGGCAATAAAAAACCCCGCCGGGGCGAGGTTTATTCAAAAATGCTTGAGTTACTGGCACGTGGTACTACTGAACGTGTTTGCGCTAACCCATGCCCAGTTAAATGGGTAACCGGCGCGGTATTGGGTCTGGTTATTTTGCTTTCGCACTCCGTAAATCTGGACGATGTTTTCCTGTCCGCCGATTAGGGCCGTTCCGGTACATATGGGTTGCTGCTTCTGAAGAACGCCAGCGCAACCAGAGAGCAATACAGCCACCGCCAGGCAAAAAATCATGTTTTTCATAGTGGTTATATCCCAGGGTATTAACGAAGCTAAACAATATCAAGATGAATCAAAGGGGTATAATTGATTCTGTAGATCAATTTCATAAGATTGATCGCTGAAAACGATCAATCGTACTTGGTGCAGTTAATGGCCATAATCACGTTTCTCAGATTTGAATACGCGACGTTCTGAAGATTTCCGCTGGGCGTTGTTTGTGGTCTGGCGAATATTCGCGTATTGCCTCCCTCAAGTTTCGCCATGCTCTTGTATATCGCCGAGTAGGGCTGCGGCTGGCCGCCAGCCGATATAACTCCAGTAATCAAACCCAGCATGGCAGGCATACAGGCCCATTTCCCCGCCAGCGTGGTATTGATGTTATAGCCTGAACTTGCATCTACACCGGCAGTACCGAGGGTTACCACATCACTGAGAGTCCGCGTTTCGTTTGTCAAAATAAGCGTCCCTGACGCATCCCAGACGGCCAGCCCGTAGTCTGGCTTTGTCTGTGGGAAAATAGAGAAAAAATAAACGTACGCTGTGCCGGTTGCATTTGGTCTGAGGAAATCAATAGTGATGGTGTTCCCACTTATCGTCTGGGTGATTTCCACCTCAACCGTGCAATGAACAAAGGCGACAACGGGCTGACCTGAGGGAAATGTGTGCGTCACTTTGGTATTGAAACCCGATGTCCCCTGTAGTTCTGCTGTCTTCCGTGCCTGCAACGAAATAGGCGAACTGTTAGCGGTGACCCATACTTCTCCGGCCGTCGTTGTCAGTAAAACGCCATACTGCGCCATTTATGCCCTCTCTATCTGGAAAATGAGATACGCCGCAGCCGCAGGCTCAGTCCCTGCGGAGTAGTCGGTATCGTCTACTGCCGATACCGTTGCGGTGCCACCTGAAATAGTGATCTTCCTCCGGCTCGTTCCCCACTGATCACCGTTCATGATCTGAAAATAAGTAAGCTTACACCCCGGTGGAAGCACGACTGAGTAAGAGCCTGTTTTCTGGTTCTGAGCCAACTGAAGATATCCACTTACACTGACTGGCTTAATCCCATAGTTGTTCACCCTGCCTGAGGCGTCCCAGGTTTCAACACCGTACTGAGCCATAGCTGTTCATCCTAAAAAAAGAGCCCCGTCTGAGGCCCAATGTTTACCACGTTCCCGTAATTCTCCCGATCTGCACCCTCAACACATTGTTGGCGTCACGCACACTGATTGTCTGGTTTGTCTGTTTCATGGCTCCCTCTCCAGCTGTCGAACCGTAGTTCTCGAATGTTCCTGATTTATCCAGCCTCCATCCGACAGACCCAGCAACGTAGTTATTGGACTGGATGAAGCCGCCGATTTTGGCATTGGTGATCGTGCCATCCTGAATAAACGCTGAGCTGATAAACACCTGACCATTCACCACTGCGAAAGGAGAATACTGCGTGTCTCCACTGCCACTCATCAGCACGAACTGGTTAGCGTTGAAACCGACCCGTGTCACAACCGGTTTACCAGCCTCAGCCAGCACGGCAATCGACATTCCGGCGTTATACATCACATCGTTGATGCGAACCCCTGCCTTCAGGGTATAAATCGCCGTGGCGCCGTCCGCATCAACAACAGCAGTCAGCTTATCTTCAAGCGTTGCAGTGACATCCTCAATTTGCGCCTGTACAGTCGTGGAGAGTTCAGCCATAGCTTTATCGACTTCGGCTATTGTCGTTCTGACAATGAGAATTTCAGCACGGACCTCACCATACTGTGCCCACTGATGATCAGCCGTAGCGTTGTTAGCCAGAGCGTTTTGAAGTGCAGCCTCCAAATCTGTATCGATGTCGCTTGTAAGCCGATCGCCATCGGCAGAACTCAGGAAGTCATCGGCGATATCACCCAGATAGTCATCGGCGTTATCGTTAGACATGCCGCGAATCCAGTCGGTATAGCCTGATTCATTTCCTGTTTTGTCCACCAGCTGTGCGCGGTACCAGAATTCCTGCCCCGCCCTCAGTCCAAGCTGAGTATATTCAGCAGATGGGTAAGGCACGTCTGACAGAAGTAGCGGATCTGAAAAGTCACTGTTGGCTGTGTACTGGATTTCTGTTTTTAGCGTATCGCCGGTGTTTGCCGGGAATCCCCAGTTCAGACGAATACCCCAGTTAATACCAGTGGCCATGAATCCCACAGGCTTCGGAGGGTTGCCTACTTTGCCTGTCAGCGCCTTCTCTTCTGAATACCCCCATCCTGATGATATTTCGGCAGCATTGATGGCGCGCACGCGCACCAGGTAACGCCCTGCATAAATGCCCGGAACATCGAATGATGTAGTCGAGCTGCGCGGCATGTTCACCCAGTTCCCGTCGTTACGGCGCCACTGAGCCTCATAGGCGATGGCATTTTTTGCCTGGTCCCAGCTTACGCGCATGGTTTCGACGCTGATATTCTGCTGAACCACAGAAAACGAGCTGATCACGATGTTGGCTGGTGCGGACTGGTTTCCCGGCGGAATAACACTAATCGGCCGTTGATCGATAATCGCGCCGGTATCAATTCTGGCGTATTTGTCCGGGTCATGAAATGCCGCAGTGATTGAGAAGGTACCATTATTGTTATCGCTCACACTGACAACGCGGTACTGTTGCGCGTAGAGCTCGTTTGATTCCACCAGCCAAACTGCTTCAGGCTGTGGCGTCTCACTGTACGTGGTTGTGACAGTTACCGATTCACCGTTTACCGCCTGAATGGTGCGGCTCTGCGAAGCTCCTGATGGAAGGTTCAGAATAAGACGATCACCTGCAGTCGCATCAGGAACACGATCAAGCCTGATAACGCGACCGTTAACTTCGCTAACGCGGCCCCCCATTACCTTTCCGGACAGCAGTTCGTCAGCCACGGCGATGATGTAGCCTGGTTGTGGTATGTTTCCGTCCAGGCCGACATCAAACGAAACAACGCGATCCTTGTTGTTGGTGAGAATGCCCCAGCGCCCCTTTCGGTTTGCCTCTGACTGCCTTGTGCAGCCGATGGCGGTCATTTCCAGTTGGTTAAAACCATACCGCGCAACCAGCGCCTGCTCAAATACCGGCTCCATAGCGTCGGCGTAGGCATTATCTGGATCGGACCATGATACCAGCGCAGTAGTGTATCGGCTTTTCGTGGTGCTACTCGAATAGGTGAAGCGACCGTCAATAACGTTTGCGCGCGTATAGCTGTAATCAACATCACGCGGCATGTCAGCCAGAGCAACAATTTGATTGCCGCCCCAGTAGGTCATGCCCCGGAAGATAGCAGCAAAATCACGCAGGACTGTGTAGGCGTCGTTCCGGTCCTGAATGTACACATTGCAGGTGTACCGTGGTTCGGTACCGCTGCCACCCTTTCCGTCAGGAACTCTCTGATCACAATACTGAGCCACCTGATACAGCGTCCATTTATCGATATTTGCCGCGCTTAGCCGGTGACCAAGACCGAAGCGGTCGGAAACCACCAGGTCGTAAAAAATCCACGCCGGGTTATCGGTCCATGCCCATTTAAAGGCGCCGGTCCATGTGCCGAAATATGTTCTGGTTTCAGGATCGTAGTTATCCGGAACGCGAATAACGCGCCCGCGTGGCTCGCATGAGATCTGCGGGATAGAGCCGTTGAACTGGCTTGAATCAAACTCAATATAAAGCAATGCTGTGTTCGGGTAGCGCAGTTTGGCGTCGATCACCTCAGTGAAGCTCTGCAGCGTCATCGTGTCGCCGATCTTCGCACTATTTGCATCGGCTGTAATCTTACGCAGTCTGATTGTCCAGGTGCTGCCCGCCTGTGGTAAATCAATTCGGTGGCTGCGCTCGTAACCTGATGTTGTTTTCCCGGTCACGCTGGTATTGAGTACCGTATGCCAGATACCGCCGTCAGTCTGCAGGTCAATAGCATAGTTTATTGAGTAGCCGACCAGATCACCGTCGTTTTCCTGTTTAAAGAGTGACGGCCATTTCAGACGCAAGCGAACCGCTGAAAGCTGCGTATTGGTGAAGGTGCGCGTCCAGGCTGTAGTGCTGGATACTTCGGTACCAACACTGATTTCGTTTTCGGTACCGGGAATGCCCTGGATATAATTTTGCGCCTGCGTTCCTGCGCGAAACTCCCACGTCACGCCGCTGAAGTTTTGGGAGCCGTCGGAGTTCTGCAGCGCCGTTCCGTCCAGGTAAATATCTTTGCCGGTTAGCTGCCCTGCAAACTCCCCTTCCCCAAGCGCAACGAGGATTTTGGCCTTCGCTACAGATTGCAGATCATCAGGCTGTTCGGTAGGGGTTCGTGAACTGGAACTGCCGCCCTTGCGGCCCTTCAACACTTTTTCTGTAGCCATATTGCGTCCATAAAAAAAGCCACCCGAAAGTGGCCTGAAAAAAGGATTGTTATCTACTGCTGATCTTCGACATAAATTCCGGCTGAGATAATCGCTCCGCCGATTCGCCGGCGGCCATAAAGGAGCGGTACCGGGTAGCCTTGCGCCGCGGTGTTTGTTACACCACCGAATGCGTATGATGCGCGGTTATCTGCGCTTTGTTTACTGGCTAATCCGGTTGGCTGAGGTGATAGCATTTGGACGATACCACCAGCCATCATACCAATGCCTGCGCCGATCAATGGTGCTCCACCATATGCAGAGGTAACCACGCCCACTACCACTAATACCGCTCCGAGAATTGTTTGCAGTAATCCCGCTTTTTTACTTCCGATTACTACAGGAACAATCCGGATCACTTCACCGGAAACTGGAAATCCTAAATCATCAACGCCAATATTCTTTTTATCTCTATAAACAGCATATGTCAGCCCTCGGGCTTTGCTTGTGTTTAAGAATTTCTCGAAACCATTTATTGTTTTCGCAAGTGCATTAATGGCTTCAGCAGTGGTGCGAACCAGGCGGTGATGAACCTTCCCATATGTTTTACCCAGTATTCCGCTAAGCTCAATACGGGTCATTACCTCTTGCATAGCACCTCCAAATAAAAAAACCGCCTAAGCGGTTTGATATTATTAATGTTCATGGCCTCATGTATTGAGAACTGAGTTTGGGTATACCTTTTTCAGCCCTGTTTTTATTAACATCCTTGAAAAACATTTTTTTGACGGGGATATCATAGCCGGCACTTGCACAGAGAGTTGAAATAACAGACTGGTCTACGGGCTCACCGGTTTGTGAGTTAACATCGAAGGATGCCGCGATAAGCTTTCCATCTGCATTTTTACCTAAGAATGTCGCAAATAGTTGTTTTCCCGCATACGCTCCATATGAATTTTTACCATTAACATATCCACAATAGGTGAAAGTATTGTCAGGATATGGGAAATCCATATGGTAAAACTTTGCAGCGTCAGGGTCTTTCATCTCTTCCCTAATAACATTTTCTACTGCAGCTCTCTCATCTACAGTAATTGGTCTAGCTTCAACGTGCATTCCAACAAATGCCAACATTAAAAGTGCTAAGCGTTTCATTATTCCCCCTTTACGTTTGAAGGTTAAATGATAACAGACCAATCCCATTTCAGAAATATGCCGACATAGCCGATTCATAATAGCGTTTTAAAACGTAGAATCTTCATCGTCCTTTCCTGCCAGTAGCCTCCATACGGCACCCGCTGGCTCAGATGTCCGTATAAGTGGTGCAGCAGCATGTTTCCATCCAGTAGTATTCCCGCGTGGTTCCACTTATCAGCCTGGACCTGCATGATCACCATATCTCCGGGTTTCGGTAGCCCGTCGAATTCGCGGAATCCGCACTCATACCAGCAATCCTGATAGAAGTTGTCCGGATAGTCGTTTTCCCACCAGGGATAATCAACCCGGTAGTCGTGCAACTCAATCCCATGTGTTTGCCGGAAATAGCTCATTACCAGCCCCCAGCAGTCGAAGTGGCCAAGCACAAACGGACGCTCCAGCAGCGGCAATTCCCCACGCGGCTGAATGGTGCGTAAATCCCCCTCAGGCCAGCTCACGATGTGCCAGGGTAAAAGCGTTGCGTCGCATTGCGCTTTATCCAGTTCGCTCGGTTGCGTTGTGGCGTCAGGGTGACTGTGAACGATGGCGATCACCGTTCCCCAGTCCTCAACAGCTGCGTAATCTTCCGGGCAAAGGACAAAATTGTCCTCCGGCGCCGCGGCAAGATTCCGGCAAGGGAAATACCGCTCAACGCGGCTTTTCTGCGCCACCACGCCGCAACACTCGCGAGGATATTCAGCTGCAGCATGCGCCATAATCGCATCGATGGTTTTCTGACGCATATCAACTCCTGATCAAAGACGTGCCCGGGAAGCCACCAAAGGAGAGTTCGTTATTTTCACCGAATCGGAGTTTGCAAGCCGTTAGCGTGCCGTTGCATTCATCCAGCGACGGATCGCTTACCGGATTGTTGTTTTTGTCGAAATATCGGGTTCCGGCATAGTCGCAGCCGTCGCCGGTGCGATACTTGTTCCGGATGCACCAGGTGCACAGGGAATGAAGCTGTCGCGTAGGGATCATTTGCCCCTGCAGGTCCATCGGGCTGGATAGCGTGAACTCAACAACTTCGTTGGTTTCACTGCTCTTTGCATCGATGTAGAAAACCTTCAGCTTTTCCTGAGTCGGATCTGCTGTGGGATTACCGTCGGCAAAGTTATTCGCGTCAAGATATTTGCCCAGCGTGTCATGAATAGTTACTTTCGCCTGCAGCAAATCGTCATAAGCCAGACAAAGCGCTGTAATGGAGCTGTCAAGGTTAGCCACCGATAATTTTGGCTGCGCACTGCTTCCACTGGTAGACGCCTCGATCCCCTCTATCTGGCATGGCCAGGGTTTATACTCATTACCCTGCCACCAGATAGATTTTGCAGGCAGTTTATTTTCATCACCGCCAGCAGCGAGGATTTCAGCCTCAGTATGCGCGAGACTGTAGCTGTGAAAGCGCATGACTTCACCGGTGCCAAATGCCGTGCCATCTACTTCGAAAAGCCTGACCACATCACCAGGTTCGAGTTTCTGAAAATCAGCGTTAAGACTCATGGTCGGAATGCCTGTATGAATGTTGCTTCAAGGTTGAATTTCCCAGCGCCGAGCCCGGTGGGTTTATACGTTTCGCAACGATACAAACCCAAAGGTTCCAGCGGTGGCTTCCATTGAAAGGCTTTAGTTCCTTCATGCCTGTCGAGAAAAGATTTAATGGCAGAAATGTAGGTTTCGTTTCCAGTGAAGTTGAGCGTCCATTGCTGGGTTCTGGTGTTCAATCCATCCCCTGAAACCTGCTCATATCCATCGCCAAACTGGGCTTTCCTGACGCGGAAACTTGTATCAGCCTCAGCGTTAATTCGTGGGCACCAGGTGAAAATTTCTATAGTCATCCTCGCCCCCCTTTTGCCATATTCCAGATAGCGCCGCCTGGCGCTAAATCTCTCATTATCAGTTCCCTGTAACGCTTATCTGTAAAAGCACCAACTTCTCGCGCAAATTGTTCGTAGCCTGTCGCCGCCTGCGTTTGAGTGTTTCCGTTACCATCGATGGTGATATAAACCTGTGGCGCCGACGATACGGACTGACCTCCGCCACCTCCGACAGCACGAACACCGAGAGAACCATCCGGCGCGCGGGTCAGCGGCATGATTGCCTCCGGACCAGCCTCGCCCATGATTCCGGCCCCGCCTTTTGCGAAAGCGAACATGGTGGGGTTCCTGACGATCCCATTGCTGAAAGCGCTCAGGGATGGAGAGTCATAAACGCCGCCTTTGGCGTTAAACTGGAAGTTTGAGCCATAACTGGAAACCGCCGTACCGGTGCTGGCTGATGCTCCCGCCCCGCCTCCGAAGAGGCTGCCTACACTGCCGATGAGTGAGCCAAAGATGCCAGAACCGGAAGAGGCACCACCCATCGCGCTGACCACCGCCATCTGCAGAGCCACTTTTTCGATAATCTGCAGAACAGAAATACCCCACGATCTCCAGCTAACTTTATTGCCTTCGAGCATTGAGGTGACGTTACCAAACGCGCTGTCGAGTGTGGTTTTCACCCCGTCAGAAACCGTGCCGGATACGTTACTGATTTCATCAAACCAGTTGGCATAGCCGCGTGATACTCCGGACATCCAATCCGCTTCAGCTGCTGCTATTGCCTTGTATTTCTTATCCAGAGCATCAAGAGCTTCGCGCCGAGCTATCACAGCCTGGGTGCTTTTGTCGCCACCTGCTTTAGCAAAAACACGGTCGATCTGTTGCGTCTCGTCGAACCGGCTGCGCTGGCGATCGCTCATGCCTGCGGTTTCGGTTGTCAGCGTCGCCTCATCCCTGAACTTTCTGGCCGCTTCGGTTAAATCCTTCAGGGCATCCGCTTGTTCGCGCTGCTTGCGTACGTTCTCGTCGGCTTTTTGCGTCCATTTTGCCAGCTCTGCTGAAGATGCCTGGATTGCCCTGCGCTGCTCGTCGGTCCATTTAGTGCCTGCCTGGTGCGATGCCGCGTAAAGCTCGGAGGCTTTTTCGCCTTCCGTCGCCCTGACGCGTTGCACGTCGATAGCCACGCTCAGGTCGGCCATTTTCCGGGAATACTGTTCGGCGGTGCTGGCCGCTTCGCGCTCGGCTTTACTCTGTGCTTTCGAGGCGGCGGTAGAGGTTTTTTTTGCCTCCGCAGCCGCAGCATCCTTTTTGGCTGCCTGATCCTTGTTGTAGATGTACTGGGTGTAAAGCGCTCCCGTCAGTTGCAGGTCTTCTGCTTCATAGACGTGCTGCTGATGGAGTTTTTCTAATCCGCTGAGGCTGGCCAGCTCGTTATCGCGGCGTGAGCGCTCCAGTGCGGTTTGCTGTTGAGGCGTTGCGTTCGCCAGAGAGACAACTGGCCCAGCATACTGCGGTGGCTTCGCGCCAGCGGTCGCTGACATTGAGCGGTTAAGCAGGTCATACGCACCTTTCAGGATTGAAACGGCACCAGCCTGTTCGATAGCCTTTTGCGTGGCCAGATCACTGGCATTGTTTACCAGCTTCTGCGTTTGCTCGACTTTTGAGGCTGCCTGTTCGCGCTGGTACTCCAGTTGGTTCAGCTTGTCGGTCAGCTCAATGTTTTTGGCCGTGATGTCGGCCTGGTCCATGAAAGTGTTGATCAGGGTCAGCGTCGGATGGCGGTTGTAGTCCTGCTGGATTTGATCAACCGCCTTAAGGCTGTCTTTCACCTTCGCGATCTGAGAGTCGAGGTCGGCCAGGTCCTGTTTTTGCGCCTGTAAAGATGTACGGGCATCAGCCGCGGTCGAGCGCAGGCCAAGCACCGACATCTGCTGGAGTTTGGTATTAATCTCGTCAAGGTTGTTGGCAAAACCTACCGCCTCACGGTGCACCTGCTGGGTATGCTGATAAAGGCCATACATCGCGGCGCCGGCACCGATAATCACTCCAGGCCAGCCACCGAGAATGCCAAGAACGCCACTACCCAGGCGGGACATCACCGAGGCTGTATTGGTGAGGTTATTAACGGCCGAAGTTCTGCCAGCAAGCGCCGTATTCAGTGATGCCTGAGCAGCAGCAAGATTACGCTCAGCGACAATCTGAGCCTCAATACTCGTCGCCGCAGCACGCGCCTGTTGAGCGCGGTAAACAGCCTGGCGACCAGCAGCAACGCTAACCTGAGCTCCACGGACCTGGGCCTGCGCCAGCGCGACCTCGGCGGCCGTATTAGAGAGGACTGCCCGGGTTGACTGAGCGACGCTGCCAACCATATTGCCAAAATAACGGGCGAGGCCAACACCAACCAGAATACCGGCTGTATTTGCCACATCATCGATGTTATTCGCCAGACCATCCAGCACGCCGGAAAGCGTTGATGATGCGCCGACAGCATCGTTCGCCCCGCCAACCCATGCAAGGAAGGCGTTTTGCACTTTCTGTGCAGATCCGCTGATGGATGCAGGAAGGGTGTCGAATTCTTTACGGAGGATCTCAACGTTGGTCAACAGCGGGACGATCTTGTTAGTCGTCAGCTCGCCGTTGTTGGCCATATTTCGCAGGCCACCAACAGTGGTACCCAGGCCATCAGCCAGCAGCTTCGCCAGGCGGCCGCCGTTCTCCATGATGGAGTTAAATTCTTCGCCTCGCAAAACGCCTGATCCAAGTGCCTGGCTAAGTTGGGTGATAACAGAGCTCGCCTCTTCGGTACTGGCGCCAGACAGCTTCAGTGAGGTTGCTACGGTTTCCGTAACTTTTGCGACGTCAGCAGAAGCGTAACCGGCATCACGAAGGGACTGCGCAATTCTGCTGTACAGGTTGCTGTTTGCCTCGAGGGATGTTCCGGTACGCTGGCTAATCTCCATCAGCACGCGCTGGGATTGCACGTAATCCTCGCTGGAAGAGGACGCAAGGCGAAGACGCCCGTTCAACTGGTTCCACGTGTCGGCAAACTGAATCAGCTGATGCGTGGCAAATGCACCAGCCCATGCACCGGCAAGCCCGGCAGCTGAAGATCGCACGGCTGCAAGCTGAGAGTTCAGGTCAGCCAAAGAACGCTGAGTTTCACGCGTTGCCGCTGCAGCTTTTTTCCCGCCCTGTTCCATAGTGCGGTAGTAATCGGTTCCCATGCGGGACGCTCTGGCGATCTCTGACTGGAAAGAAGATGAGTTCGCCGAAATTTTGATGATTAGCTCGCGCAGCGTTGCCATATTTCACCCATAAAAAAGCCCGCAGCCGCGGGCATCAAAGACTGGACATCCATTCTTCAAGTGCAGAGACTTCTGCGCCTTCTTCCTGCTCACCCCATTTCAGCATCACGTCAGGAATGGTGAATTTCCCGCCCTGAGAGTTCAGCATTGCAACGGAGATCTGCGCAGCCTGAGCATCGGCGCGCCAGTCACCAATCGGACTGATGCGGTCGAACTCGATCCACATTTTGAGCTCGCTGGCGGTCATGGTCTGGCGCAGTTCGTGGAGAGTACGCCCCAACCGGAGCGCCAGCGACATCAGGAAGAAGGTCAGCGGCTGCTTTACGGCTTTCCCGCTTCTTCCTGGCTCATTCCGAGGTTGAGAGCCTGAGCCAGCAGGCGGGAGTGCACAGGACCATAAATTTTAGATACCTGCTCCTGATCCTCATCGCTGAATACTCGCTCGCCGTTTTCATCCAGCAGAACGTCAATAAACAGAACCACATCAGCCTCTTTGTTACGCAGAAACTTTTCCGCCTCCGTCAGCGTCGGTGCCTCTTCGCCCTCGGCGAGCTGTGGATTAACGATCTCCCGGAATTTCACCCAGGCATCGCCAGAGGGTTCACGCAGCGTTACCTTTGCGCCATCCCATTCAGGGACCGTGATACCTTCTTTGGTGCGGTAGGCTTTCGATGCTGTAAGCGCCACGTTGCGTAATGAATTCTGTGATGTTTTTTGCGGCATTTCATTTTTCTCTTGTTACATGATCGGAGGGATAAAAAAAGCGGCCGAAGCCGCTCAGGAACCAGACGCGTAGATGCGTTTAGGTTTGCCGCGTACACGCAGAGAATAGGTAGCGCCAACAACGGAAGATGTTGCAGCAGACCATGAGCTCTGGCGCACCTCAACCAGCACGTAGAAACCGTTGCCAGACGGGAATACCACGCGCAGCGCGCGCAGTTCGTCATTTTCGTAAGCGGTCTGCAGTGCCTCCTGTGCTGCTTCATCGCCAACCCAGTTACGGGTAATGCTCATTTCAGCAGGCGCGGCGAGGCCGTTGGTTTGCTCCTGTTCAGTTGAGCACAGCGTGGTTACGTCGATATCCCCTTTCTGCCCGCCGGTGAAGGTGATCTCCTTTGTTGCACAGGCTGCTTCCAGCCAGGTAACACCAGCACCCGGGAAACCTGAGGCGTTAAAATCCTCGGCGGTTACGGGTGCGTCGGAGACGGCAAAGGTCATCCCCTTTGTGACTTCATACTTACTGGTCATGGTTTCTCCAGTTAAAAAAAAGACCGCCGGAGCGGTCTGTTATGGTGGGTAAAGTTAAACGGTTACCTGAAATTCGAGCGTTGCCCGGTGATAGCGCAGATCAGGCTCATAGCCCGGCGTTTTCACAATGCTTTCCGGCTTCAGCACCTGCAGAGCATCAAGCGCCATATTCCTGATCGTGCGCGCTTCAGCGATGGTGCTTGAATAGACATCAACCTGCACAGAAACGGCAGATTCAGCCTGACCGCAAAGAACGTCTGCGGCCACGTCGGTAATAATCGAGAAAATTACCCAGGGCGGAGAGACTGAAGGCTTCCCGTCACTGCCGAGCGGCGCAACGTAGGGATAAACCTGCCCTCCGGCCAGCGGCTCCAGCAGAGGATAGAGATCGTCTTCCGTCATTTGCTTAATGCCTCGTCAATAGCCTGATTCATCCTAGCAATGGCGACGCTGGCGGCCTCTTCCTCGCGCGTATCGTAAGCGGGTCGCACAAAAGGATGCGCAGGCATGTTCGCAGTGCCAAGCTCCACAAAGCGCCAGTAAAAGGCGTTTCTCGGGTTATTCGCCTTCATCGTGTTATCGCTGTTCCCGGTGCGCGGGTTAACACCACGAATGTGGACACCGGAAGAAATTTCCCCGCGGCGTCGGCTTTTTTGGGTCACCACCACCACGTTTTTTTTCAGTTTCCCGGTACGCACCGGAGCGCTGGCGATCACTTCGTCCTTAAGCACTTCGGCGCCGGCGCGCGTGGCATCACGCAGAACCTTGTTGTTTTCAGCGCGGCTAAGCGCCTCCAGATCCTTTGCGATGTCATTCAGCCCGGAAAAATCGAGGCTCGTCTCAATCATTTTTCAGCTCCCGTTTTGCAAAGAATTTCCAGGCGAGTGGCGGTCGCATTTGCTACAGGAGGACCGATGATATTTAGCACCTGACCTTTATACGGGCCGCTGAGCACTTCCAGACGAGAAGAGGCATTCAGCTCTGACCTGAAGCGCATCCAGACGCGAATGGTTGCCTGCGCCGTTTCCGCGCCGCCTGAAAGCTGCTCTCTGCCGCTGATCCCCTTTACCTCAGCCGGGACCGGGTTGCCACCAGTCCACGATTCAACCGGCTGACCAGATGGATCGCGCGAAGTCGTGAAGGTGAGAATTTTTACCCGGTGCCTGAATCGTCCAGGTTCCATCAGGAGCCCTCCTCAGGTTCAGATTTACCGCGCCAGTTGCGATGGATGAACATCATCCGTTCTGCGGCGGCGTTCTCATAAAGCTGTACTTCACTCTGCGCGGTCCTGTGCTCGAACATGTCCGCAAACACCAGCAGTACGGCGCCCTTCACTGCTGCAGGAATGTCAGTTGCCGCTTTCCATGCCGGTTCATCACACCACCGGTAGCAGTAGTCAAAGGCTGCCTGTGCGTACAGCGTGATCAGCTCGTCCCTGTCATCCTCCTCAAACTCAATCTGCTGTTTGAAAAGGGGGAGGCTAATTACATCCAAAACATCTATCGCCATACGTTAAAAGGGCGGGTTACCCCGCCCTCCTCCATCATGAGCCAGAAGAGAAAGTGCCCTTGATGATTGCCGTCGGGCGATAGTGCGCCAGCGCAAGGCGTTCTTCACACAGGATGGTCAGCATGTTTTTCACGAAGTTGTCGCGATCTTCGCGGCTGACTTCTACGGTGGCATCCATGCGATCCCAGACCTGAGATGCCATGTCGAAACCGCCCACAGTGAAGGTACCCGCTGCCTGTGCCTTGGTCGGTACCACCGGCAGGCCCCACATGATGTTGCTGGTAAACGCCTGAGGACCACCGAAGATATAGCGGCCTTCGTTGTCTTTCAGCAGCGCAATGTTGTGCCAGTCGCGAGGGTTCAGGACGATACCGGAAGCGCTAAACTCAGACTCTGTGACCTGATAAATGGCGTGAGCGATAATGTCGGCGCGGGTGTCGCCGGTGGCATTCAGCGAGGTGTCGTAGGCGGTTGCCACTTTGTTCAGACCTTCCAGGTTATCCCCGGTGCCGTCGCCGTTCAGCAGCTGGCCTTCTTCTTTCAGTGCCAGACCGTACATAAGGCGGTTGTTAACGTAGGACTGCAGCATTGGCGCATCGTCCATCACCTGACGTGATGCCTGCACCCAGTGCGCGATGGTCTTTACGTTCGCGGTCTGTTTGCTGAAGGTGATATCCGACTCTGGCTTAAGCGCCTTCTCTGCCACTACGTCGGCGTTATTGGTAAACACCTCTTCACGCACGTATTCGAGAGCGTTGCTGGAAATTCGGCCCTGAGCCAGCAGGTCACGAATAGTCAGACGGCGCAGGCCCGGCATGATGATGCCAGGGATCTGCATCGGCTGGATCAGAGAGCCAGCAGAATCAGCGTCACTGCCGAGAGACTTGTTAAACGTCTTCGCGTCGAAGGTGCCCTGTTTACCGTCCCATGACTTGATGAGCTCTTCAGCAGCACGTTCAGAGAAGGATTTCTTCTCACCCGGATTTTCAGCACCGGAAGCCAGTTTCTGTTCCAGATCGAAGAGGCGCGTACCGGATTTGGACAGTTCTTCCTGTACTTTTGCCAGGTCGGACTGCAGCTGTTTGGAAACCTGGCCCGTGCTTTCGATTTCAGCTTTCTGCGCATCGAACAGCTGGGTCATTTTCTGCTGGGATTCTTCGATTGCTTTTTGAATGAGAGCGAGTTCAGACATAATTAATTACCTAAATTGGAAGGAAAAGATTTAATGCTCTGAAGCAGAGCGTTGATTTGTGCTTCGTTTCTGTCGCCCTCGGACTCGCTCCGAATCGCTGACTTAAACCGGGCTATTAACCCAACTGCCTGTGATTTGGTGAGCCCGACTGAATCCCTCAGCCAGTTCTCAACATCACGAATCGTTTCAATGCCATCGACACTTTTCATGGCTGCGATGCCAGCCTGTTCGTTGGCGGGGAAAGTGCAGACGCTGATTTCGCGCAGAGCCTGGATATTCTTAAAAATGCGGCCTGTTGGAATGATGGTGTAATCGTCTTTCGCAACGGAAAAGCCAACCGACATACCCTCAACCGTACCGTGCTGCATTGCCGCTTTCAGGTCGGCGGCGCCGCTGTGCCCTGGGGTAAGTTGACCGCGCACATACAGGCCTTTTTCGTCTTCGGCCAGGCTGTCCCATTTACCAACCGGCAGCTCCCACGTCTTGTGGTTGAAAAACATCGCCACTTTGCGGGTCTGGTTCGCCAGTGCGTTTTTGAACGCCCCGGGCAGAATGATGTCGCCATCGGAATCGGTGTTATTAAAAACAGAGGCGTAGCCTTCAAAAATCCCCTGTTTACCGTCACCGGTGAATTTGATTTCTGTCTCGTCGAAGGACAGCGTTTTTACGATCTCAGGCATTACGGCCCCCATAAAAATTAAGCCCCGTTATTACGGGGCTCTTTGTTGGTTCCTAAATCGGTGATCGGCACGTATTGCGACTGGCGCATTGCCACATCGCCACCAGGCAATGGCGGGAGGTTGTCCGTTCGTCGCATCTCGTTGATGGTGCGTAGCCCTGCCTCTCCCATTGCCTTCATAAAGGCAGCGCGGGATGCCGAATCGCCCCTCAGCAGGCCGTCGAGATTGTGCTCAGCATGAATGCGGCCAACATCCTTGGCAGGAATAAGCCACCGCTGAATGCTGTTTTCCCAACGGGAGATATAGGGCTGCAGGGTGTACTGAAGGAAGCCGAGATTCTGCTGCTCGATTCCCGATCCCCAGCTCGTTGACTTCTCGACGTCGCCGACAAGGTGAGGCGGTACGCCAAAGAATCGCGCCAGTTCACTTACCTGAAATTTTCGGGACGCCATCATTTCGGCATCCTGTGGCGTTACGCCAATTGCTGAGGTAGAAAAGCCCGCTTCCAGAATCCAGAGGCGTTTTTTTACCGGGCCGCCGGCTATCTCTTTAAAGTTCTCTTCGACCTGCGAACGCTGCTGTTCAGTCAGCACTTTTTCGCCGGTTGAGAGGATTTGCGGAGACTTGGCGCCGTTGGCAAAGAAATCTCGCTGCTGGTCCTCCATCGCAACTGCAACACCTGCTGATTTACAGGCAAAAGCAATGGGTGACAGGCCGACCAGCCCGGTGAATCCGAAGCCTTTAAGGTGAAAAATCTCTCTCTGCGAAAAGTCGGCGTATTCGCTGTCGCGTTGATAGCGATAAACCACTTTTTTTCCGACGAGTTTCACATCCATATTGGCAGACTGAAGCGGGAGAAGGCTGATAACGTCACCTGCGCTGTTGCGGTCCACCAGTGCATATGCGTTACCGTAGAAACAGAGCTGCATCGTCATGGCCTCCCTGAATTCCTGGGCGGTCATATACTGATTCGGTGAGTAGCGCAGCAGTCTCGCCAAAGGATTGCTCAAATCCACTTTTTTACGGTTGTCATTCTGGTCGGTTTCGAAGACATCAAGCGGTAAGCATGCCGTGAGCGTTGAAATCAGGCTCACGCAGCGCCAAACCGTCGAAATTTGCAGTATCCGTTCATCGTTAATGGATGAATCGCCCAGGTGTCCGTGGGCCGAAACAGGTCCCGTCTGTGAGCCCTGATTTGGGGTGACTAAACGCCCGCCGACAAACCAGGACTGCAGCCTTGCCCACCAGCCGTTATTGGTTCGCAGGTCAATCGTGTATTTAGGTTCTTCCATCACATGCTCAGCGGTCGAAAAATAAAGTCGTCGAAGTCACCACCCGGTTCGGTAACTTCCCCATTAGCAGCACCAACGGACATTGTCATTGCGACCATGCCATCAATACGGCCCGTTGCTTTGGATTTATCGAGCTTGCGGTTGCCAGCAGCATCTTTCACCACCACCGCATTCACAGCACACATCGTTAATACGGGGTGCATGCCATGCCTCACACGCCCGTTAAGCATCAGAGACTCCAGTGTGTCTACAGCTGGCCCCATATCCTTAAAGCCCTGGCCGAACTCGACCAGCGGGAGGCTCAGCCCAATGGCATCGGCATCCTTCCTGAACTGGTCAATGCGCCAGCGGTCAAAAGCCATCGACGTAAGGTCGAAATCACCGATAATTTCAGCGATATCCGCAACGACGAATGAGTAATCCACCGAAGCGCCTGGCGTGGTGCGCAGCAACCCCTCTCTCACCCAGACGTCATAGGGTGCGCGGTCCGTTTTGGTTCGCTCTTCAAGAGTCTTTTGCGGTGTCCAGAAGAAGGGGAAAACATCCCAAACACCATCATCTGCTTCACCAGCAATAACCAGCGCCGTTAAGTCGTTCCTGGCTGACAGATCCAGCCCCGCGTACCACTTCCTCGGCGTGTTAATCGGCATCTCTCCGCACAGCTCCCACACGCTGCGGGAGATAAACGGCGATACGGTAGAAACGCGCTGATTGAGGTTGAGGTTTCGGAAGGTGTTTTCGAAGCTTGGCATTCGGCCAGCTTTCTCAGCCTGGCGCGCCATGTCTTTTTCTGACCTGAATGTTCCCAGCGCCGGGTTCGCAGCCAGCCAGGACTCGCGTTTACTGATATCAGCGTCTTTTGGCGCTTCATAAACGTGGCACACGATGTGCGGATCTTTCGATTTGACCGCATCATCAATCCAGATGCTCAGTAGATCAGCATCGTTTGCTGCCTGCGTACTGATAACAATCAGCAGCGGGCTTTCGTGGGCCCCCTGCGCCGTAGTTATTGCATCGATAAAATCATCCTGTGGTCCCCTAACCTGCCCGGTTTCATCGAGAATGGCTAGAATGGGGGAAAGGCCGTGCGTCGTCTTACCTTCTGCGGATAAGGCCTTGTATTCGACGTTACACGGCAGGCCGATCAGCTTTTTGCCGCTTGGCGTAATGTGCACAATCTCCTGCAGCTTGGGGTTTAGGTTAACCATCTTCACCGCAAGGTTAAAAACGATGGCCGCCTGTTCCCGGCTGAGTGCACCGCTGACAATCTGCGTGTTCTGCACGGCTTCAGGCCCCACCAGGTGAGCCAGCAGAATTCCGGCAATTAGGCCAGTCTTACCATTTTTTCGGGCGATGCTGAGGATCGCCATATCCGTTCCGGCTGGATTGTCGTAAACCGCCAGGATGAATTCTTTCTGAAAGGGGTCCAGCCTCATTGGCTGGCCGATAAGCTTGCCTTCCGGCACGATGCAAAAGCGCTCAATGAACGCTATTACACGCTCACCTCGCGTCATAGTCTTTTATCCGTGCTTGGGAAAGGCGATCAGGTTGTCGTCCTGGTCCTGATGCTCGTTTTTGGTATTTCGTGCATCACGATCATTCTGATTGCGTTTCTTCTGGTCGCGGCTTTCGCCGTTGGTTGCGTGGGAATGGATCTGGAGGTCACGGCGCTGAGCCAGAATAGTTCGCTGCAGCTCAACAATCTGCTTGCGTAGGTCTTTGATAAGCCCTTCGTCACGGCCCTCTCCGCGAATTCGCTCTTCTTTGCGCAAATCCTTGCGTAAAACGGTGATATAGAGCTGATTATTTGCCAGTTCTACGGCGGCCAAAAGGTCGGCTGGCGTCCAGCTGTCCAGAGCTTTCGATCTGATATTGTCATGCCAGAATGGTTCGGCTTTTTTCTCCAAACCTGCATGGGACGGAGGATCGATGGTGTCCACTGCTGCATTTTTCATGGCCTGAACCGCTGCCGCCGAACTGTCGGAACGGGTTCGTTTATCTGCCATATGTCAACACCTTAAAACTAAAAAAATCGGGTTAGCGTTAAAATCAAACTTTGGCGGCGGTCATTTGGGGCAAAGGTTTTGAAGATTTGATCCCCCCCCCTGCCATGATGCGATTCATTCCCATTTGACATCGTTGCATTTGAAATGATTTCACATAATAGCTAATCGCCTTGCCGCCGCCGCGCTATGCCGAATGTTTGTCTACCTGTTCGAGTTTCTGATCGCCTTTCCCGTGCCCGGAGACAACATGCCCTGAGACGGTCACTGTCGGCACCTCCTGCCCTACAGCGTGCGAGAACTGAATGGATGTCACGTCCTTCATCTCCACGCCATCAATCACCAGGCGAACGAATTTTCCATTGCGGTATTCAATGCTGAGGTCTTTCATTACGTGCTCCAGTGAGACGCAGGATCGAGCGGGTAGCCATTGGCATCACAGCCTATTACCGTGCCGCTCTTCTCCATTCTCTGTTTCGTTGAGTCATGATGCGCTTTGCACAGTAGCTGCCAGTTCTCTTTACTCCAGAACAGGTGCTGTGCTTTCGATATGGCCAGCGGGTTACCTGACTTAAGCGCATCTTTGAGTTTGTGGGGTTCGATATGGTCAACCACCGTTGCTGGGGTTATGCGCCCCTGCTGCTCGCACATCACACATAGTGGGTGCTGCTGCAGGAAACGCAGACGGGCCTTTTCCCATCGGCTGCCATATACGCGGGGCTCTTTGTTCATGCCAGTCTCCATGCGCGCCGGCGTTCCGTCCTCTGCTCGTTGTCAGGGTGACGCTCAACCGTCGGGAGGTCAGCGTGATCCACCAGCGAGTAACACGGATAAATCACCCGTCCACCGAATGCCTCACCGACGGCGTAATCAGCTGCCAGCGTTTTGTTCCATGTGCTGAGCATGCGCGCCAGCCTGCCCTGAGGAGGGCTGTAACATACGCCGTGAATCAGTTTGCTCAGAACAAGGTAATCAGCGTTTACTCTGTCTGCTTCCACCAGCATTCCGGCTATCTCTTTCTGATACTGCGGCGGTCGGCCGGTACCGAGATAAAAGCTCAGCATGTCGTCAGGGAAGCGCGTCAGCCAGTCAGTAACCTTTTCGCTGAATCCGAGTACCGGCAACGCGTCGTCTTCCAGCACCACTACCCGACATGGTTGACTGGCTGCCCACTCAAGCGCACGCCGATGATTCCAGTTCGCGCCGCGGTTACCGTCATCAATAAGCAGATGAGCATTCAGCAGCGCCGCAAGTCGTTGCGCATGACCTTTGCGAGAGTGATGGCCAACCACAACAAAATTCACTTGTGTTTCCACCATGCGGTCTCCTTACCGATACCATCAGTTTTGAAAACGGTATGTACCAGAGGACCGGTGACCAGCCTGTCAGCGAATGACTGCGCCACAATACCGAACGCCAGCATGTCACCCACCGCGGCGCCAGCCTGTTCTTTCTTCCAGAAACGATAACTCTCGATCCGGTAGTAAAGACGGATGATGCCGTGAGCGAACGCCATCACATCAGCGCGGTTGCCACCCAGCAGGCCAGCGTTAAGCATCACATTATTGCGGTGCGCTTCAATGAACTCCTGATAGAGACGCTCAGGATGATTCTGTTTTGCCCATGTGTCGGCGTAGGTCTTCGGTTCAGAACCGACATACACCTTTCCGGGCTCCATTCCTTCCCATGGCGCGCGAAGCATTTCGACATCGGTACCATCGGTACACCAGACGAACCGGTATTCAGGGTGATCGCGTAGATGCTGCCAGATGTGAAGCCAGCGCCGAAAGTAAACATTCATCTTCACGTCAGGAACGCGGTACAGCTCAACGTCCGCCGGGGCCGTCAGCAATTCATCCACCAGCGCAATACGTCCACAATTCCGAAGCGAAGAGGCCCACCTGCTCAACATATCAGGTGAGGCTGCCATTTTCGTACCGCGCTGAGGGTCAGGCTGGCTGGTCAGTAACGTGGTGATTACCACGTCGCGTTGCCGCCGGTACTCCACATAACCGGTAAACCCGGTATCGCGCCGTTCGTTGTGGATTTTAACGTTACGCTCCACCAGTGCCTGTCGGTCTGGCTTCGGTACCGAACGCTCCACAGCCTCATGCTCATCAAGAGAATGAATCAGCTTTTCTGAACCGACGACATCAGCATAAGCCCACGTAGTCAGTCCAGCGTTATGGATGCGCAAGGCAAGGTCGCTGTGTTCGTACATGCCGCGACCATAAACCGGATCGAATCCGCCCACCTTCTCGATGGCGCTGCGGTGGTAATACAACATCACGCCGCGCTGCCCGGTATACGCCACATGCTGATCGTCATGGTAAAGCACCGCAATATCGTTCAGCTTGTGCTGGCCAGCCAGATCGAGGAACTGATAGGCGAGGTGCGGCTCAGGGGATTCGATGTAAGGAAGATGCCAGTTGTCGGCGATAGGCCAGGCGTCGTCATCCCATAAAAACAGATGCTCGCACCCGGCATCCATCAGGGCTGACAGGCTGGCGTTCTTTGAGGCAACAATGCCGAGTGATGTTTCATTGCGAAGCAGCTGCACGCCGTCGGGCACTACAGCGGCAGGTTTCGAACCATCATCGATAACAACCACCAGCGCGCCGGCTGGCAGGTGCGTCATGTGCTGTTCGAGAGCTCGTTTCAGAACGTCGGGGCGTTGGTGTGTCGTTATTGCAATGCCAATCCGCGATGAAATTGCGCAGGCGGGTGCATACGGGACACCATCAATAGTGACCTGCATTTGATTTTCCTTTTAGACGTGAGCCTGTCGCACGGCAAAGCCGCCGAAAGTTAACGGTTTGCCCAGGCTCACAGCTGAAAGACTTTCTTTGATGTGCGCGTGCGATGCGCATAAAAAAGCCTCGCTACTGCGAGGCTCATATACATTCATTTTGCGATTAATTTAAAGCATCAAGATAGCTAATAACCATGTCAAGACTGACGCGGTCCTGTCCATCAGAATACCAAGTATTAGGGTTCGGTTGATTGGCTTTAAATAATTCATCAATGTTCAAGTCGATATCAACCACCTTAAACAGGTTGCTATCCACATCAAACACTGACTGGACGATCTGGCATGTCCCTTCAGGAATTTTTTTATGATATCCCAACTCCTGATACTTAGAATAAATCTCGTATTTAAATGTAGAACCATCAGTAGATTTTGATAAAAAGCTGTGCAGAAGGTGCTTCATTTTGCTTCCCCACGTCGAAGGTGAGGAAATAATTTATCATATTATCTGAAACTGTCAGTGAGCGAATGATGTGATGCATTTCCCATCCCAGGGAATATAACTGCTTTGGTATTAGAGTAGATAACCATTATCAAGCCCACCAGCAGGTGAGCTTTGTAATGGCTATCAGGCCTTCACATCGTCAGCTTTCACGGCGTAAATGGGCGCGCCAGGGTGCTCATCATCTTCAACTGCTGCGATGTCATCTTCATCGAACCAACTTTCTTGAGCACGGCCATCTGCGGCTTTGTAGTGAACAAGATACTGATTGCAGTGGTTGATGCTCTCAGCGCGGGATTTGATATGGCCCATTTCGCCACTGATTGACAACTCAACAAACTGGTTAAGGTCGAACTTAAATTTATCCACTTTATTTCCTTTCTTTGGTTTTCTGGCAGTTCGCCTGCCACGCTTTGTTATGCGCCAGGATGTCTTTCTTCGTCTGGCGGTCCAGCACATCCCAGTCGTGATCCGTTCCGTAGATGGGTTTAACCCAGTCGCAAGCCGTGTCCACTACCTCAACCTTTACGGGTCCAGTTGTCCCGCAGCTCGCGATCAACATCGTCGCCAGACATATGGTTAACAGTTTGCTGTACATTGCTGGCCTCTTTCGTTGTCTCTACCCGGCGATCTGCTGCTGCGACCGTTGCAGCTGCGTTATCTTCAGTGCGCTGCTGGTCGGCTTTCGCTTCCGCTTTGCTGGTGCCGCGAATATGGCCCATGCCAAAAGCTCCAGCTATAGCTGAAATCACCAACGCGACCAGCCCGATTATTGTCTCGATACCCACATTCACCTCACACCAGAACTGATTTCGCCAGATTAAACAGCGCGCGGCGTTTATCCAGCCCGTTTCTGCCCCCATTGATAAGCAATGTCACGCGCTCAACGTCACCGGAATGAAGCAGGCAACCGCGAGACGAATAGAACCATGCAGCTGAGCGCGCGGCGTATTCATCCTGTTCAAGCAGGTCCGGGTGGGTAACAAGGTCCAGTTTCAACGCGTGGCCACAACTGCGATAGTTACTCAGGCCGGTAACCTGTTTTAGCCCGCGACCGCGATATTTCCAGCCATCACCAGAAACCTGGTTGCCCAGGTTCTTTTTGCCCCACTCACCGCCGTAAACCAGATTGGCAATCGCTTTCTGATTTGCCGGCTGTGTTGCCGTTCTGCCAAGCGCGGCGGCCTGCTGTGCAGTAATGCGATGCTTGCCGAACGTAGGTACCAGGTTCTCTGCCGCATAGTTCAGGTTTTCCACCAGCCGGGTGAAACCGCCGGACTCATGGCCCATCTGCGCGATAAACATGGCCTGATCGAGCGGCGCGGTTATGCCGAATTCCTTCATTGCAGCATCGATATAGTGAAACCAGCGCACGGCTAGACCGGCGCTTATACCTGCCGCCTTTTCAAATTGTGTTTGGTTCATTAGTGCCTCAGATGATCTACCAGACGTGCCAGATTTCCCCGGGCCCTCATAACGGCGGCGCAGATAAGGAGGTTTGCCACCACCACCAGCCAGCTGGAGTCACGATAGAGACCGAAGATAAACTGCAACGGGATAACGGCATAAACCAGTACGGTTACATACGCCATGATAGAGATGAAAGGACGATGCCGGGCGCCATGTCGCTGGTAGAACATCAGAACGACAACAATTACCGCGCAGATAAATGCATTAAAGAATGCAGTCAGCTCACCTGCCATTTCCCCCTCCTCCGCGTAAACGCGAGAAAAAGCTGAACAGGCTGTTCAGATCCTGGTTATTAAGATAAGTTAGGATTTTGATACACAGGGCAGACAGAATCACTGCTCCGAGTGCATCCAACGGTTTTTCATATCGCGATGCGGCATTTAGCAGTGAGCCAACAAATCCAGCCCCAAGCACCCCAACGATAAACGACGTCAGAAAATACCCAGCCAGTCGTGCACGAGACAGGTTCGTTGCTGTTGCGACGTAGAACACCGCACCACCAAACGCCCCAAACACCACACCGAAATCTGTATGAGTAAAGACGCCGTACAGGACTGAACCCAGCAGGCCGCCGCCGAGAACTGCGCCGGTGCCGGTTAATGGATCGGACATTTTGCCCCCTCTTATTGCTGTTGATCCTCTCAGAAGGTTGAGGGGAAACAAAAAAGGCCACCGTGAGGTGGCCTATATATGATTGAAATTTTTGATTTGGTAAGGCTTGATCAGACCGGCAATGCCTTCGGCTTGCCCATGTGATATGTAACAAGGCTGCTTTTGCTGCCATCTTCCCAGACTGTAGAGCTCTCGGTGATCATCAAAATCACCCAGCCTTTAGAAAGGCCCAAATTGACTTGCTCCACATCCTCTACCGTCCGTACTTCCTGAATTTTACTCAACAAGTTTTCATCTGCGCTCATCAACTGACCCTCAGTTAAAAAACACAACATAACAAACGCAATGAAGAAAAACCTTGCTGGAAATAAAAAAACCCGCAACGTGGCGGGCTTTTAGAGGTTAATTATCTACAGGCGCTATACTCCATAATCAGAAGCATACAGGACAGTTTTATGCAAAGTCAACACTAACGTGCAAAAAAGTGTCGCCATTTGCTCCGATCACATTAATAAGTTGTTGCCTTCTCAAATTCTACTGCCGCGTGACGCTCCCACTGGCGCAGCGTGTCCACCAGCATTTCATAAAAGGGTTTCCAGTTGCGTGACCATGAGGACTGATGGAGGTCCGGGAGACGCTTCAGAATGGCACGGTGTACCGTCGCCGAGGAGATAGCAGAGAAGCCATTACCAGAGCAACGTTCACAGGTTTTGAAAACCGGTGCGCCACGTTCTTTGGTCGCTTTGCGGTCCAACACTTCGCCTTTACCGCCGCATCTGCACCGCGCAAGGATTATCTTTTTCCCTCCGCAGGTTTCGCAAACCCTTTTCACCAGCTCATTTTTAATCTTCGGGGCCACCACTTCGGCACCGTCATCGTCGAAGATACCAGGATGTTTAACCACATCCTCATTCCCGGAGATAAAACCGGTACCGCTGCAACTGTGACATGTCACGCTGGTAGCCGCCGAACGGGAGTAATCAGCAAAGGCAAACTGCGCCAGCGTCAACATGCATGCTCCTAGCTTGTCGCCAGCGGCTTTGCGGACATTTTTAGGAGCGTTTTTGATAGCAACCTGCGCCAGCGCCTGAACTGCGAGCTGTTCATCTGTTTTGCTGATGCCGGACTTGCCGAAGAAAGCAGCCAGGCCGAAGCGCGCACGGCTGCTGGTGGTGCCAATCGCCGCCATTACATCTGTTCCTGTAAGGCGGTCCGGAGAAGTTCCCTTCACGTCATCGCTGATATGCATTCCCTGAGGACTAAAATGTTTGAGCGATGCTTCCAGTTTCATAAGGTTTCCCTCGTTGCTTTGATGTTTTTAATAGTCTGCATTGCTGGAATGCCTTTCTTTTGAGTAACGTCTGGTCTGAGCTTTCTGCTGTGGCGCCGAACGCTGCTTTGCTAACTCCTGGTCAATTGGCAGGAAGTGCCCGTTATAGAATCGACGGTAGATCGTACCCAATTCACCGTTGCGCTGTTTGGTCACGTTAATTTCCGCGATCCCCTTCGCTGGCGACTCAGGGTTATAAACTTCATCTCGGTATAGCATCATGATCAGATCAGCATCAGCCTCAATCTCACCAGAGTTTTTGAGGTCTGAGTTCATCGGTCGTTTGTTGGGTCTCGACTCAACGCCACGAGAAAGCTGGCTCAGGGCAAGGACCGGAGTTTTATTGGATTTAGCCAGACGCTTGAGTCCTTTTGACACCTCACCGACGGCAAGGTCATATCGTGCAGTGCTTTCAATTTTGATGAGTGCCAGGTAATCCACAACCACCAGCGCTATTTCCGGATGCGCCAGTTGGAGGCGGGTAGCTATCTGTTGAATTTGATCTACTGTCAGATCGGTGGAATCAACCATCCAGATACTACGGCCTGTCAGGCGCTCTACACCGTTTGTAAGTCTGGCCCAGTCCTCATCTTCAAAATCAGCAGCCTTTTTCAGGCGCGAAACTGACATGCCGCCGGCAGCAGATACCATTCGCTCTCCGATCTGGATATTTGGCATTTCCATGCTGAAGAACAGCACACCACGGCCCTGCTCAGAAACTTTGTCGATGATATCCAGCGCCAATTCAGTTTTACCCATCGACGGACGAGCAGCGATAAACACCAGGTCTGTTGGTTCAATACCGCCAGTCTTTGCATCAAGCTCTTCAATACCCGTCATGAGGCTTCTGGCTTCTTCGAGGCCGCGGTTGCGTGCATCTACCCGATCCACTACAGCAGGAAGAATGTCGTCGATATGAACTGGCTGAACGGTCTTTTCTTCGAGAGAAATTGCGGCAATGCTGTTCTGTGCAGCCCTGAATGCCGATAAAGCCGCATCACCATTGTGAGCACTCCGGAGATCAGCCAGCGCCCTTTCAATCACAGCTTCGGCATCACGAACAGCTGCATTACGCTCAAGCGTGGCAACGTATGACACAAGCGCCGACTTGGCCCATGCGATACGGCTCGAATCCATAATGATTGCGCTGTGCTTTGGCATGTTTTCGCAGAGCAGTACAGGGTCAATAACGCCAGCTCCACGCGCCTGACGGCAGATCCCAGTATATATTTCCCGATACTGCGGTACCGAGAAAGCGGTGGCCGGCACCCTGGAAAGAATATCCAGTACCTCAGGGTCGGCTCCACGCAGAAAAATTGCGCCGATCACCGCACCTTCCAGATCTTCATTTTTCCAGACAGGAGTCATGCTACAACTCCTGACGCGATGGCACGGAAACTTCCCCAGCCAAATGCCAGACGGTTGCGGCCACCATCTGTAACCCGGTCCACGATTCGCTCACCAATAGCCTCTTTCAGCTGGTCAAATGTGAGATTGCTGATCAGGATGGTTGGCAAAATGCTTTCGTACCGGGCATTGATAATTTCCTGCAGGATGGTCATTTCAGTCGGGCTGCCGAACTGAACACCAACTTCGTCGATAATCAGAAGATCCAGTGAAGCAAAGCGTTCAATGACGTCTTCCTCGGTCATTTCGGTATTGTGGCGCCATGTGCTTTTTACCGCTCGGGTGAGGCGCATGACATCGGTGATTTCCACATTCGCAAGGTGATCGCGGATGATACTCTTTACCATAGCCACTGCCAGGTGGTTTTTGCCGGTGCCGCAATTGCCGGTCATAACAAGCCCGGTACCGGCATTAAGTCGCTCAGGCCAGCTGCTGGCATAACGCTGACAAGCCGCGAGATTTTTGGCGGCATCCTGATTGATGGCCTGGTAGTTATCGAATTCACATGCTTCGAACCGTCGTGCAATCCCGGCATTGTCTATCAGGTCGGCTACTCGCAATGTACGCAGACTGGATTCAATGCCAGCGAGTTCCGCTTTCACACACTCCGGGCATTGGGAGTGCTTAACATTTTCAACGCCTCGATAGGCTTTTCCAGTGAGGGAAATACGCTGATAATCACCATGTTTTTCACAGGCGGCGGCGTGGACGTTCCCTGACTCCCAGCTTCCCCACTGCCACGGTTTTTTGTGTTCCACAGCAAACGCCAGCTCTTCACGAAGCCCTTCGCGCTTTGCCACCAGAGCTTCCCTTTCTTCGCGTTGTTTGATACTCAGCATTTTGATTTCTCCTGCTTACCAGTTGCAGTCTGATTGGCCATAGTCTTGTTCACTAAACCCCGAAACCGGCAGTCCACCAGGTCTACCGCTTACCGAACCAGATGGCGCCCGCCATGACTCTTCGAAATGCCGATCGGGACCAAAGAACGTCGCCGCCTGTTTCACGTACTGCGTTCCGGCGCTACCTGTAGCACGGACATAACCTGCATAACGGTTTACACCAGCCAGCATTGCCTCAGTGTTAACACCGTCTTTGATTCGAGCTTTCCAGGCTTTCCAGGCGGCAGCTTTAGAATTACCGCCAGCACGTTTAGGGTATGCCTGCCATGCCTGCTCGAACTCGTTGGAATAGTTCTCTTTGGAAGAGCGATTTTCAGAATGGACTTTCCCACATGCGCCAATATCTTGTGATTCTTGTTTTGAATTTACTTGTGGATCATGTTTTGAATTTACTTGTGGATCTGGGGTCAGATTCTGACGGGTGAAAACGCCATTTTTGTCAGAATCTGAAGGGTGAAAACCGTTTGAACATCCAGAATCTGACGGTTCAGATTTTGAAGGGTCAGAATCTGAAGGGTGAAAACCGTTAGTCCTGTGCTGCCGTTTCAGCGCTGCCACTTTGTCCTTCTCAATGCGTGCCAGAGCCTCGAGACGATCAGCATTCAAATAATAAAGATTGGATGTGTTGCGATTACCTTTACGGCGTGATTCACGACGCAGCCAACCGGCAGATTCCAGTTCTGCAATGGCGGTTCTGACCGTACTTTCACCCAAACCCAGCTGGCGGCAAATGGTCACAACGCTCGGATAGCAAACACCATCATCATTCGCGTAGTCAGCCAGACGAGCCATAATCACCAGTTTGGCCCCCTTAATGTCATGCGCGGCGCATGCGTCCCAGACGTTACCGAGAATTTTGCTACTCATACAAACTCCTGAACTGGCGTGATTGTGTAGCCGCGAGCTGGCTCAATCCGAGTTTTAAGGCCTGTATCGTGGGCACCAATTTTTCTCACTTTCAGGCAAGCTGCGCGTTCAAGTGCCTTGATCTCCTTAAACATGGCTTGTTTTGAGCAGCAACAGAATTCAGCCAGGACCTGATGATCGATTACTCGCTCCCCTTCTCCATCCATAGATCCGCCCATCAAAATGCGAAGCATGACCAACCGCTGAAGTGGGTTATCGAATGAATATTTACGTACGAAGTCAGAGTGATTCATGATTCCTCCAGCATGCCGTGACATGTCACAGCTCATTACGTTCAGGCGTGCACTCTGTACCCTTGAGTTCTGGCCAGATGCGTTGCCAGTTTTCAGGGTTGAGTGATTGACGGCTTACAGCCCCTTCACTCTGGATCTCAATTTGTACGCAAATTTCTGGGCCAATCACTGAGCCAGTGCTCATAACCTTGCGCAAGTAGTTGATTGTTGTCCCGCAACTTTCCGCAAATGCCTTTTTCTGTTCTGGTGAAAGGCTAGCCATGTATCTCTTTAACGTTTCCATATGATGCCTCTGGATAAATCAACAGGATTGATATTACCCACAGGTAACATAATAATCAATACCCACAGGTAATTTACCAACAGGTAACAACTGATAGAATGAAAGCTATGGACAAATACGAGAAACGCCGCTTAAGGCTCATCCAGTTGCGGGATGAATACTGCAATGGCAACGCATCAGAACTCGCCAGGAAACTGGAGCGAGAGCCTTCCTACGTATCGCGAATGCTGTGGCCAGAAGGTAAGGCAGGCAAAAAACGAATCGCTGACGGGATGATAGAAGTTATTGAGAGGGCCTTTAATTTACCAAGGGGTTGGATGGATGAAATTGGCCTAGAAAATGCAAATGTTAGCTACGTAGGTCCATACAAACCCAGCAGATCTTATCCTGTTATAAGTAATGTTCAGGCCGGCGCATGGTGTGAAGCTGTGGAAGCCTATAGCTTAAAAGACATAGATATGTGGCTTGAATCTGATGCTCATGTACAAGGTGATGCATTTTGGCTGAGGATAGAGGGTGACTCGATGACTTCACCCACAGGCCTTAGCATACCCGAAGGTACGTATGTTCTTTTTGACACTGGCAGGGAACCAATAAATGGGAGTCTAGTTATAGCTAAGCTTTACGACTCCAATGAGGCAACCTTTAAAAAACTTGTGCTCGACGGTGGAAAATCCTATCTGAAAGGTTTGAACCCACAGTGGCCTGTAGTGCCTATCAATGGTAATTGCCGCATCATAGGGGTTGCTATAGAAACGAAAATGCGACTCGTTTAGAAGCCAACACCCCTCACCTCAAACCCGGTTAACCCGGGTTTTTTTGTCCCTGCAATCACAAGCCAATCTGGAAAAGAAATAAATACCTTTAACAATCATATAATTAGAAAATTAAACACTTTTTATTACCCGCAGGTATTGATTTACAATGTTACCTATAGGTATATTTCATTCATCGGCAAACAACGGAGCCAGAGAGATGAAGAAATCTTACCATCAAAATACAGGCAGTAATGAATTTAATATCTACGACAAGCTCAGAGCTAATAATACTCACTGGTCACATCGTTTTTCAGCCCAACCTCATGATGAAGGTTTTAATTACCAGTTTAGAACAACATGTGTAGATGGGGTAGAGTTTGCGGTTTACGAGCGCATTGATGATTATTTCGTGTTGGTTGATTTCTTCAAGAACTATGATGAAGCATGTGATGTTGCAAAAAAGATAATCGATGAACACCCGGACATCAAGCGGATGTTTTCCGCAAATCAATTAAGATATTAATTAATAAATTTGAATTTAATTAACACCTTTACGGGTGAGGACAAACTCACCCTGAGGAAATGAAAAATGAATAATTTACTTAATCCAATCAATAAGCCAGTTGCATATCCTCGTGAATTATTTGTTGATGAGAAAGGTAAGTATACACCTGGGAAAATTATGACTTGCCAGATGGGTGGGGATTCCATGCAGCCAACCATTCAGCCATTAGAACTGATCGCTTTCTCTGACTGTGGCGGAAAGGTCTCAGAGCCTGGTATTTATGTCTTTACCCGAGATGTTTTCGGACGACCGTGCGTATTCGTTAAGCGTGTTGAGCCAATGCCGGACGGCGCTCTGGTGATAATTTCTGACAATCATCATTACGAGACTTTTACGCTTAATGCCGACGAGCAGAGCGATATGCAGGTGCATGGCCGGGTTATTGCCTCAATGACAATGAGGCGCTTCGTATGACTTTCATCATTGATAAATCGGCATATAGAACAGCACGGCTTTTCTTCGCGACCTATGGTGAGGAATACCGCCATATCTCTAACCTTTTCATGCGCAAAGCTTACGGGGTCTGAATATGCTCAGTAAAGACAGTTCTCTAGAAACCGCAAAAAACACAGCAGATAACCTGTATCAATTAATGGAATTAATTAACTCCAATATTATTGATATGGACATCGAGCAAATAATTTCTCTGTCTGGCCTCTGCCTTGATTTGTCGGCTCAGGTTTCAACGTGGATGGATTCGGAGTTTGAACGCCGTGAAAAACAACGTAATTGAAACTTACCGACGCAGAATTTTAAAGGCAGCGTTATTACGCCACCAGCGTAAAACAGGCAGTAACTGCCTTGTTATTAAGCTCAATAAAGGCGGCATTAACACGGTCGAGTTAACAGAGATTCTTCTCGATGGATTATTGAGAAAATTCGAAAGGCTTGCGATCAGTGATTACGGGAATGTCGAAGGCGTAAAAGCTATCAAGGGAATTTACAGCAGCGCTGTTGATGTTAATGGCAGCGGTGAATTCCTTACGGATAGCGGGAAGGAGTTAATCGACGAGCTCATTTCTGAGCTGGTCGAGTTCGTCAAAAAACAAAAAGTGGAGGCTCCGAAAACGGAGGGTCATGAAATGGGGGGATCTGATGGCACTTACAGCGATACGAATTCCTGAGTGGGTGCACCTGCAGGCGGTCCATGTCCTCCGCCAGTTCAGAGCCAGGCGGATTCATCCCTGCCGTATGCACGGCTCCGGAAACCTGAGCCTAAGAGTAAATCGCCGCTGGCGGCTGCTGTCACGAGACGGCGGCAAGAACTGGGAAGTAATGAGTCACGAACGATACAGCAAAGTTAAGGACCGGAAATGAACGATAAACGCACCGTAAGCACAATTGATCTGGCATTACAGAAACACGATACGCCAGTTGGCCAGCTGTTCGTGGCAGTACGCCACGGACGCATTAAAAAATGCTTCACCCGCGACACAGCGATCCGGTATCTGGCGTTCTTCATGACTTCTGAAGCATTTGAACGCTCAGGATTCGAGCAGCGTCACCCAGATGTGCAGGCAGTTCATCCTCTTAAGCCAGAACTTAACTGTTGGCAGCGGGGCGGCGTAACCCACGAGTATTTCATGGCCCACCAGCGTTGTATTCGCCGTCTACGTCGCATCCTGGCGCGTAAGCGAGAAATGGAGAAGTGGTGTGAGAAATGGGACGCGATGCATGACCGGTTCATTAAAGAGGTCAATGCACTTCAAGCCATCAAGCCTAAAGGAGTGTATTGATGATTGCTTCAGCCTTTACTCCGGAGCCGACATCAACAGGCATCCGTTTTGGTAACCGCGTCATTGGTTATTCCGTCGCTGTTCGCCAGCTCGACAATGGCATCTATGACAAACGAATTCCGGATGGATTAGATCTGCTGGCTTGCGTGATGGAAGCGATTGAAAGCGGCTGGTTTACCCCGGGCATCGAGAAAGAAATCATCATTTGGCGCTGGATGCTTGTTGCCGTCTTCATTACCGAGGAGCAGGCAAAGAACGGCACGGTTGAGGTTGCCAACGATTCTGGAGGTTTTGACACCGCAGTTATCTACTCAGGACAACTCGGTTCAATCAGTGTTTATCCCGCGCCAGAGCGGTTCGCACTCGCAAGCCATGTGGAAGGGTTAGCCATTGAGAAATACGGTCAGGAAATCGGCCAGCAGATGGCGCTGCGCATGTACCGGGACATGTTAGAAACGGACGCTGAGAACGGGCTTCGACTCTCAAAAATGGGCCGGGAGGGTTTCAATCTCCTGCATGACAGCTTCATTGAACAGATTCAGAAAGAAGGTATGCCAGACATGCCGGTAATGCACTGAGGGAGGGGTTAAGAATGCACAAATTCTTCGTGGAGACAGACAACCTGAACACTATCAGCGATTGCCTGCAGCAGCTTGTTAACGCAGAAGAAGCGCAGCTCAGTATTGAAGAGCAACTGGCGAAATCGAACAGCAGCAGTGAATGGAGTACATGGCGCAAAAAGGCAGAGAACGCTCTGCGGCTGATCAAAGGGAAGCGTCGCATCATCACAGCCCGTCTGGCAGTCCTGCGTCATGAGGAAAAAGAACGCAACATAGATCTGCACCAGCAGCACAACGACTTCCTGGTTCAGGCTCTGCGCGAAATTGTAACGCCCTCCTCTTTTGCGCGTTGCGTGCGTCTGGCTAAAGAGAAAATGGAGGAGATCCATGCAAACCAGTGCTGAAATCGTTCTTCTGGTGCCGAATGACTGGGTTAGCGAAAAGGTTCTGATTGCGGTTACCGGGCTCAAGCCCGGAACCATCACCCGTGCCAGAAAAGAATCCTGGATGCTGGGCCGCGAGTACCTGCACATTTCGCCAGATGGTAATCCCAAGCCTTCGAGCGAATGCATGTACAACAGGAAAGCCGTTGATCAGTGGATCGAGGCGCAGAAAAAAAATCAACCAGGTGCGAAGACAGCATGAAAAGCAGTACACTCGTCCACGCTCCTGGACGTCAGGAGGGATCAATGGCTAATGCATCATACCCGACAGGCGTCGAAAACCACGGCGGTTCGCTCCGCATCTGGTTTCTGTATAAAGGTAAACGTGTCAGGGAAAACCTCGGTGTCCCTGACACTGCAAAAAATCGCAAGATAGCTGGTGAGCTGCGTTCTTCGGTTTGTTTTGCGATAAGGATGGGGAATTTTAACTATGCAGAAAAATTCCCAAACTCACCGAACCTTGCCCGGTTCGGTCAGGATAGAAAGGAAATTACTGTGCTGGAGCTTACCGAAAGATGGTCAGAGCTGAAGAGAATGGAGATCAGCTCTAATACCATGAGTAGGTACGAATCCATCATAAAAAACATGCTTCCGCGCATCGGTGAAAATAAAATGGTTTCTGCGGTTACCACTGAAGATTTGCTGTATGTAAGGAAGGAGTTGCTGACGGGCTTCCATGTAATGAAGAAGGATCACCGGACACAGGTAAAAGGCCGGAAGTCTTCCACGGTGAATAATTACATGATGCTGATGGCCGAGATCTTCCAGTTTGGAGCTGATAACGGCTACGCAAAGGAAAACCCGTTTAGCGGAATTAACCGTCTCAGGAAGGCAAAAGACGAACCAGATCCACTCACTACAGACGAGTTCATCAGGTTCATTCAGGCATGCGGCCACCAGCAGATGCGAAATCTCTGGACCGTCGCCGTTTATACTGGAATGAGGCATGGGGAATTATGTGGTCTTGCATGGGAAGACATCGATCTCACCGCGGGAACCATTACGGTTAAGCGTAACCTTACCCAAACGTATGAGTTCACCCTGCCAAAAACCGAGGCAGGCACTGACAGGGTGATTTATCTCATACAACCAGCTATTGATGCCCTCAGGAATCAGGCCCAACTGACGCGCCTTGGCCGGCAGCATGAGGTTGAAGTGAATTTGCGTGAATATGGCCAGTCAGTCATACATCCATGCACTTTCGTTTTCAGCCCTCAATGCGTCAAGCGTGGGTCCCGAAGAGGATATCATTATGCGGTTAATTCGATTAATAAAATTTGGGCCCCGATAATCAAGCGCGCCGGCATTCGTTACCGCAACGCTTACCAGTCACGGCATACCTATGCGTGCTGGTCATTATCAGCTGGTGCAAACCCAAACTTTATAGCAACTCAAATGGGGCATACCGATGCACAGATGGTTTACAAGGTGTATGGAAAGTGGATGTCAGAGAAGAGCGGCGAACAGGTTACTCTGCTCAACAAGGCGCTTTCACACATTGCCCCATCGCTGCCCCAAAGCATGATAGTAGCGCAGTAGAAAACCTTAAATTCAAGTGGTTAGCAGCCATGTTGCTACATTTGTATAACACGGGGCACAAAATGCCCTCGACCATAAAACGCGCTTATGTTGTGATCGGGGTTCAATAAATCACTAAACAAGGTATACTCCGGAGTTGTTTATTGTACTAAACGCTCCTGTGAGAGGATGCTACTGCGCACCTATGACTCAATTCGCTTCTCCAGTTCTGCATACGTTGCTGGATACCGACGCGTATAAACTGCACATGCAGCAAGCCGTTTTCCACCATTACTATGACGTTCATGTCGCGGCGGAATTCCGCTGCCGTGGCGACGACTTGCTCGGTATCTACGCAGACGCCATTCGTGAACAGGTCAATGCTATGCAGCATCTGACGCTGCAGGACGAGGAATATCAGTGGCTTTCTGGCCTGCCTTTCTTCAAAGCCGACTACCTGAACTGGCTGCGCGACTTCCGCTATAAGCCGGAGCAGGTCACCGTGGTTAACGATAACGGCAAGCTGGATATTCGCCTTGCAGGTCCGTGGCGGGAAGTGATCATGTGGGAAGTGCCGCTTCTGGCGGTAATCAGTGAACTGGCTCACCGCTACCGTTCCCCGGAAACGGGCGTAGCGCAGGCGGTGGCCTCGCTGGAAAAGAAACTCGCTGACTTCTCCACGCTGACCGCAGGGCTAGACATGTCCCGCTTCCGCCTGATGGACTTTGGCACCCGCCGCCGTTTTTCGCGCGACGTACAGGAGGCCATCGTTAAACGTCTGCAGCAGGAGCCGTGGTTCGTGGGCACCAGTAACTACGATCTGGCCCGTCGCCTCAATCTGACGCCAATGGGTACCCAGGCGCACGAGTGGTTCCAGGCGCATCAGCAGATCAGCCCTGACCTCGCCAACAGCCAGCGCGCAGCGCTGGCCGCATGGCTTGCGGAGTACCCGAATCAACTCGGAATTGCCCTCACGGACTGTATTACGATGGATGCCTTCCTGCGCGACTTTGGACCTGAATTTGCGGAGCGTTATCAGGGGTTGCGCCACGATTCCGGAGATCCGGTTGAGTGGGGTGAGAAGGCGATTGCCCATTACGAGAAACTGGGCATTGACCCGATGAGCAAGGTGCTGGTCTTCTCCGATAATCTCGATCTGGCGAAAGCCGTCGAACTCTATCGCCATTTCAACGCCAGAGTGAACCTGAGCTTCGGGATCGGTACCCGGTTAACCTGCGACATTCCTCAGGTAAAACCTCTGAATATCGTGATAAAGCTGGTGGAATGTAACGGCAAACCGGTGGCGAAACTCTCCGACAGCCCGGGCAAAACCATCTGCCATGACAAGGCGTTTGTCCGCGCGTTGCGCAAAGCCTTCGATCTTCCCCAGATCAAAAAAGCCAGTTAA